ACTCAACTAATTTCTTACCGATGATTTGGATGGCTTCTTTTAAATCTTTAGCCACCTGTGCCATTTGACGATCCATAATAAAATCAGTGGTAGCTTTATTATCAGTCAAATAAGTATAGATTTCTTTAGAATCTCCCTTAGTGGCATTTTGCAAAGTTTCAAATACGTTTCGGACAATATCATCAACATTATCAATCTTACCTAATGTTTTGTAACGCATACCTAGGTATTTACCAAGTTCGGGTAATTTCCCCATTGTAGTTAAATACTTATTGATAAGTTCATTAGATTTATCATTGAGTCTACGGAAACTATCGAATCGACGAAGCTGTTGAGTTACCCAATCTTTTTCTTCTTCAAGAGAAACATCGTCTGGGTAATTATCTTTATTATCAACTTCTTCTGGAATAGGTTTGGCATTTTCATAAGCCGTATAACCTGTAGAGCGATTGACAATCTCGCCTTCTTTGGCTTTTTTACTAAACTTTACACTAGTACGGGTTGCCCCAGTAGTTTCTCCAACTCCTGTTCCTTCTTGGATGTTTCCACCATTTTGTTTAATATTTTGGTTTTCTGTTGCTCTATCTCCGCTTTGCTCATTTGATTCTGAAAGTTCGCTAGGTCGTTTAGATAATAATTCAATGATTTTTCTGTAAGTGTCATTGTCAATTCCTTCCATTTGTTTAAATTCTGATAACATTGATGAAATGTCATCCTGTTTTTTAGCCAATGCTTTTTCTTTAGATAAGTTTCCTATGCTACTTGCTGAAACATATTTAGCAGTTTTTTCAGTATTAAAACCTTTAAAGCAACCAACTGTTCCTAATTTATCACAAGTAGTACACGTCCAAAGCCCTTTTGCTTCTTTATTTAATACCTGTACAAAACTTGTCCCTGTTTTAGTGGTTACATTTTCACTATCTACTGGGCAAATACGTTTTGACATATCCTTATATTTTTCGGGATACATTTCACGAAGTTTTTCTCTACTCCATTCCTTACCTTTTAAATTAACAGGTAGATAAACAGAAACTCTATCATCAACTTGAGCAATCATCTCTGGAGTAAAATCGTCCGTTAGTGTAATTGCTAATTTGAACTCTGGGTTATTTAAAGCTAAATCAAAATTAGTGGTATCAATAGATAGCATTTTTAAGTTGCGATCATTAACTTGTTTTAAAAGTTCTGGTCTTTTTGAAAATACTTGTAAATTCACCCCTTTTTCATTAAGCAATTCAATCACTTTTAATTGAGATGGCGATAATTCACCTTTATCATTCAATCTTAATGTTAACTTTTCTTTAAAAGCTGCTGTTAATGAGTATTGGTCATATATTCTATTTGCCAATATTTCTGGATATTTAGATGCCATGTACTCAGTATATTCTGCTTTTAATAGCTCGGAAGGTCTACCATTTGCTAAGGCAGCATAACAATGTTCAGCGCAGGCTTTACTTGGATCACAATTTATAAATGAGCCCGCTACATCATTTTCAGCTTTTCTATTATCTCCAACAAAATCATAGGCTTTTCCTAGCAATTGGATTTTCTTTTCTCTGTCTTTACCTAAGAAAACCTTTAACGTAGCATATCGAGAAATATCATCTTTTCCCCACAATGTTCCCGATGTTAATTTATCAATAGTATCTTTGTTAGATTCATAATTTTCAGATAAATGATAAATCTGTCTAATTACCATAGACTTGACAGCCACCATTGCCCAAGGAGTTCCTTTAAATTCCTCAAGATTATCACTAACACGTTTCAATTCATCTTCTGGAAGTCTATCAAGATAATCCATAACTGCTTTATGAGCATCTGGATTTTCATCTTTTAATCGTTTTAAATTACCAACAATTAATGAACGATTTTCAGCTTTAGCCGCCAATATTGCATCTGATTCAGATTGATATTGAGTTTGTTTAGATAACATTTCTGGTGCTTTACGCAATGTCGCTTCAGCAATATAAAGCAAATCTTGATCGCTTAGATTATTTGCCCATTGGATAAATCCTAGCTTTTGTGAAGCAGGGAACATTTTACTCATATTGCGAAGTGCATTTTTGAGCCATGCTTTGAATCTTTGAACAATTTTGAGTTTGGGCGCATATTTAATTAAATAGGCAAGTGTTTCTTCGCGCAAATCTTCTTGAGGAGTATCTGCATCCAAGGCATCTTGTCTACCTTTAACAGCCGCTGGGTTTTTAACTTTTACTAAGTTGTCAGTTTCTTTTAAGAAATTTTCAAATTCAGCTTCATTACCCCCCATTTTAAGCATATGCACACTAACTTCGTGCATCATTAAATAATGTAAATCTTTTTCTTTATCAATGTTTTCCGCAACAAAATAAGTTTTACCGTCAGCAGGATTATAGAATGCTTCAATATCACCATTTTTGCTGTACTTAGCTTCAATGTTAATATCCCTATCATCAAATATTACATAGTTATTAGCATCAGACTTTCCACCTTGTGCTTTAAATCGAATTCCCCGAATACCCATAGAATTTAAATAACGAGAAGCATCTTCATCATATCCAACTTGTTCACTTAATTCTTTATAAAAATCTTCACCGGAATAATTAGGTTGATTAAACAAATCCTCCATCCATTCAACTGGGGTTTGTGATCTTAATTTTTCTAAACCCTTAACTGTATTTGGAAAATTTTTCTCTTTCCATTCTAATTCACTAAGATAATCGGGATAGCTATCTTCTGCCCATTGTTTTAAAGCATTTAAAACTGTATCGCTTTGTTGCGACATGGGTTTATTCCAATCAAGATATTCCTCTTGAGTTGGTGCTAATTCAACTTCATAAAGTTTACCTTTTCGTATATATTCAAAATCAGAGGGTTTTGCATTTTCTAATGCGGCAATAATTTCTTTTGTTTTTAAATCAGAAAAATTTTGATTTTTTAACATAGAAACGGTTGCCCATTTTTTACCTTCATTTATAGCATCTTGAGTTATTTTTTGCTTACCATATGAAAATAAACTGACTATCCCTCCTGCTATCTGATTTGCTGTTTGTTTATCTTGAGTTTCGCTGCTATCTGCTTGATAGGTTGGAATAACTAATTTTTCACCTTTAAAAGTATAGTTATCCTCATTACCACCTTCTGTGTATGATAATTTTTCACGATACCATTCTGCTATGTCCTTATCATCTGTAAAATAAAGTCCCCAGCCAAATGCTTGCGCTCCTTCACCAGTTCCCATGTACTCATTGCTAAATTTATTAAAGTCACTAGGTGTGCCGTGCCATACTTTATGAAATTTAGACTTTCCACTTACAATTTTTTGAGCTTGCTCATCAGAGATAATCTTAAACATCCCTGTGCCAAGTAACCTATCAGTCCATCCTTTACCGTAAGCATCGTCACCGGCTTTGGTCAAACCTTCTTTTAAAGATTGCTCGGTGTGAGTATTGGTAGCAGGTTGTTGAGTTTCACTAAATCGAATATCTTCACTACGTTTATTAAATCGTTTTGACAATGGAATAATTTCACCATTGTCGCCATAGGTAACGGGGTCAGCTAATTTACGATTATTTTTTGTATTTGCATAACTATAATCTTTACCATCATCAAATCCTAATTCGTGAATTGAATTACCGTCTGTAAAGATATTACCAACAGTCGTTACAATTTCCATCACGCGATAGCCTTCGGGCAACCAGCGTTTACCATGTTCCTCAGCATAAGCGCGTGTTGTCGATACCCAATCACCATTTCTCGGCATGGATTCTTTAACATCTTTAGGAACTGCACGATAAACCATAATAGGCGCATTGGCTTTTTTACCTCTAGCGCGTTGCAATTTAGCCATTGCTTCGCTGTCGCTAGGTTGTCCGTCACCATAATAGGCAGTTGCATTTGAAGAATAAATATCTTCGGGATAAATAGAAGTCAAATCGGTGATAGGGTAATCATTTCGATTAGGTGCTTCGTGCGACATTTGATAATCGCTTTTACCATATCCTGCATTTTCAGCCGCGTCATCTACCATTGCTTGTGCAGATTCCATATCACCTGCTTCAACCGCAGCTAGATATTTAGCATCGTCCGATTTGTTTACTTTGGCTTTGCTGAATCGAATGTCATTTGATTCTTTGCTAAACGCACCTGTGTTACCTGTGGCGGATTTGATTTGATTACTATCGAAACCAACTATTTCCCCATTTATATCAGATTTATCTATGAATCCATCGTACCCATTTTCTAACATTAACGCTGTCCATGCCTCCGAAGATTTAATATTGCTACCAAATTCTTCAGAGCGACTACTTATCCAATTATATGGGTCTAATTTTGAAATATTCCAATTAGATTCAGTTCTAATGTAAGGTTTTTTAATTGATAAAAATACAGGTATAGTTGTATTACCATAGGTGTATCCCTCTAACGGTATCGGTAAAAAATAAAAACCTTTTCCCGCATAACCATAATCATTTTTACCAATTTTAGATTTATCAAATTCAGTAAAATCCTTACTTGTTTTATGATAAACCACTAACGGCTCACCATTTTCATCAACAACCTTAGACGCATTTTCTGGATCATTTTCCCAATCACCAAACCACTCTTTGAATTCTGGTGTTCTAACTTGCTCGTATTGAACCGCGTTTAAGTTTGATGGTTTACCGTTAGGCGCAAGGCGTTGCTGCGATTTGGCTTTGCTGAATTTAATGTTTGATTTATCACTATATAAGTCATTATATAGTTCTAGCAAATAGGCTTTTGCTTTATCTGGGTTTTCTTTTGAATACTCATTAAACTTAGAAATTAGTATTCCTTTGTTTGACGCAGGTAAATATAAATTTTCGTCCGAACCAAAAGTCAATTCATTAATCGTCGCAACTTCATCTTCGGTTAAATTTCGTTCTAATTTTGGAAGTTTAACAATAGGTTCTTTTGATTTTTCAAAAATATCACCAGAGTTTGTCATACCTTTACCGAGCATTTCATCAACCACTGTATCGACTTCTAAATCAGCTTTACGTTTCTTTTCCGCTTTAATATCTGCAATGATTTTATCTTTTTCAGCTTGCGTCTTTGCATCTAAAATTGCGTTAACTTCTTCATTTGTATAGGTATTTAAAAGTTCATCTTGTTGTTGCTGTTCTAAATCATCCTCTCTATCGGCTAACATTTTGGCAATATCGTTATCAAGTCCTTGGAACGTATAGACTTTTTTCCCAGCTAATGATTGACGTAATTTAGCAATTAAATCGTTTTCCCCATCAACGTCATAACCCTTATCAGCTAATAGTAACGCCATTCCATCAAAACCTTCGGAACTTGTTTTAGTAAAGTACCAACCTTTAAAATCAGAAAAACCCGCCCTATTTGCCATTTCGCGATTGATTCCGCCAAGTTTACCGATAGCAGTTTCAATAGGTTCTAAACCAGTTAGTGCCCGTAGGTTATTGACAGCAGGTTTTGTAGGTTTTCTATCCACTTGGTCTTCAGTGACAATACCGTATTTCTCCTCGCCAAGTTTTACCCAAGTGTGAGTATCCTTAGATAATTCTGGATTGGTGCGAATGTGCGTTTGCGCTCCTTGCTGACTAGTAAATACCTTACCGTTCTTTCTAAGAATAGGGTTGTTGATTGTTCCTTTGGGTTCTGCTACTGGTGTTTCTGCTACTGGTGTTTCTGCAACAGAAGTTTCGTTATGTATATTTTCAGATTTATAAGCATCAATTTGACGTTTATAAACATCGTCAATTTTTGATAAATATTTATCACCATTGGGTTTAGTCACTTCTACAGTTGTAAAATAATCACCAGAGCGTTTATCCTCGTAGGAACCTTTTAATTCACTATTGATGATTTTAAAACTATATCCTTTTGTTAAATCTGATTTTGAAAATTTATTACCGTATTCTAATTTACTAGAAATATCATCGACAACATCGTCATAATTCTCATCTAGTTTATATTGATTTTTTACTGTTGCCACTGGGATTTCTTCTATATCTTTTAAACCTTCAGCAGTAACTTGGTCTTGCCCTTGTCGCGTTTCAATAGTGCCTTCACTCATAGCAACAGGAGTTTCTGCAATTGGTGGATTAAATTCTTCCACGCCACTAATTTGGTCTTGGCCTTGACGTGTTTCGACCGTACCTTCGCCCATAGCAACAGGTGTTTTAGCGACAAGTGCTGGACGAGTATTTAAATAATATTCACGTTGAGCTTTGTTAAGTACAAATTTTTTACCTTTGGAATCAAACAACATTCCGTTCTTATAAGTCGCTCCATTACTTACCCATTCATCTACTTTGCGTAGCGCATCGCCTTCTTGACGAACTGGTGTAGTAGGTTCAACAAAATTACTAATAATATCAGTACCCTGCCCACTGGTAATTTGCTGACCGGCATTTACGCCTTGTTCTCCAAGTTTATTCGCAATGACATTGCCTTTTTTATCAACTTTGTTTGTACCTGTAGCGTAAAACTCTTGGTCACTTAAGGTGCTAGGGGTGAACGGTTGTTCACCAAAAGATATCGGCTCATTTGCAATTGTCGGATTGTTTTGGTCATAGGCTTTTAAAAGATTATAACTATCAATATCGTCTTGTGATAACTCTGTATCTTTAAATCCTTGACGTTTTAATTCAGCTTTAATTGCAGGGAAAATGTTTTCAGCAGGTACGTTTCTATCAAACACCATTTGAATAACGGCATTACGATTGTTACGAGTTTTTGCCCATTGAGCATCTTCAAGCATTTTATTAGTAGACGGTACGCTGGCTTCTACTTCAGCTTTTCTAGCTTTTTCGTCAGTTTGATATTGTAATAAATCTTTAAGTTGTTGATTTTTATTATTAATTTCTTGTTCAACAAGTGCGTCAAATTCAGCCTTTGATGCTTGTTGGTTTGATTCCTCAAAGGCGGTTTGAAATTTCTTATACGCTAATTCATCGCGAACTGTGGATAACTGGCTTTCTAATTGAACTGCGTCTTGGTAATCTTTGTTATCTAAATAGTCAGTATCGGTTTTGGTTAAGTCTTGGGCAAACGTCGCAGCTTGAGCCATGTTCATATCATAGTCAACACCTATTGCATCAGTGGCATGGTTAGCCACAGCAATGGCATCCTCAACTGTTTCTGCACTGAATACATCTTTGGCTACTTGTTCATTATCGACTAAGGAATTCTTACCCACAATGTCACGAATACCACCCATTGTTCTTTCCCAATCGGACATTGGTTGAGTGGTAGCGGTTTGCTCGGTAGTATCTGCTGTGGGTTCTACTGCGGGTTCTGCTGGTTTTTGTTGAGCAGATGAAAGTAATCCGCCAACACTGCTCATTGCTCCGCCACCAATAGCGCCTAATGCCGATGCGTCAATTGCTTGTCTAAAAGATTCACTGCTGAATGGGTCTTTGCCTTTACCTGCTTCTTCAATAAGCGTTTGACCAAACTCAGTTCCACCTTCGATACCTGCGCCTTTAGCACCTGTCGCAGCGCCACGAAGTAAATTGCCTTTTAGTCCTTCAGTATATTTACCGGCTTCAGATAAGCGTTTACCACCAAGAATGTCCAGACCAAATCTATCCGCATAGAATTCACCTGCGGCTGCAAGCGCAGTTGCGCCTAAGCCTCTGCTAACTTCCCATGGTGTTAATGCGCGATTTTGCTCAGTAGATTGTTTAGCCAAATCACCTAAAATCTCACCACCTTCTAAGCCTACTGCTTGAGCGCCTAAGGCATAATCACGACCTTTTTTACCAATTGATTCTGCAACATTCTTAACGGCTTGTCTTTCAATTTCAGATTGAGTTATATCCCTACCTGCATTTTGCTCGGCAATTTTAAGCGCTTCTTGTTCAACTAATTTTGCTGTGTATTCTTTAGCGAACATCTCACTGGCAAGTTTAGCGCCCACTTCGCCTATGCCCCCTGCGAGTATGGCTTGAGTTCCTTGACCAAGCCCGTACCCCAAACCATATTGAACGGTATCGGCAAGCGCACCAAAGTCACCTTCTTTTGCTTTCTGATAAGCATAGGTAAACGAATCACTTTCTTTTGCATTGGCTTGAGTTTCTTTTTGCGCGGCAATCATTTTGCCAACAGCTTCCTGTTTACCTTGTGTAAGCATTCCACCTTCACCAAATGCAGTTTCGCCAATGGCGTATGCACCTGCTTCTAATCCATAGCCTAATTCTGGCAACTGCTCATAAGATGTTTTAAAGCCTCGTGAGAAGTCGCTAGTATCCTTTGGGTTAGCCTCCGCTTGCATTTGTGCAATCTGCTCTGACGTTGGTTGCTCAACTGGCTTATTGAATTGCGTTAAATTACCACTGGGCTCAGTAAGAGTGGGACGATTAATATTATCTTCTTCTTCCAATGAAGGTAAATAGCGATTATTAAAATAATCCATTACCTCTGTTTCTGACATTGCATCTGGTAAATCTAGTTGATATGTCGCGCCTGCTTTTGTGGTGATTTCGTAATTAGCCATAGTTAAATTCTCTTAATTGTTTCAGCAGTGTCTTGGGTTTTAGCCGATTTTGTTGAAGTGTAGTTATTAACAAAGTCCAATAGTCTAGGGTCTGGCTCAATACCTGCCGCTTTAAGTTCTGCAATTGATTCTCTTGCTCTAACATAAACTTGAGGCATATTCTGTATTAATTTAGGATTTTTTAATTCATCCCACCATTTTGTTCCTTTACTTTCAGCGCGACCAATAGAATTGCTAACTGCCTCTTGTCCAAAGTTAGCCGCTAACATTGCCGCTGGATCACCGTCGGTTATTTTATAAACATACGCATAATATTTTGGAGCAACTCTATCTTTTTCAGCATTGCTTACTTTGCCATCAGCACCTCTTTTAGCGCCAAACTGAACAGCCGTATCATCAACTAATTGCCAAGTACCGCCTGCTGTTGAGTCTGGATTTTGAGCATTAACACCTTTATTGCCAGATTCATGTGGCTTCACTACTTTATTAAAGATAATGTCATATTCTTTTTGCTTTGTCGGATCATCCACAGCTTTAAACGGTGCTTCATTTGATGTGGATATTTTGTCTGTTGTACCGGTAGTTTTATCAACTCCTTTAGAATTAAGCATTCCATCTTTTGCTTTTTCTTGTGATACCCAAACAGAAGTACGCGCTTTAACAAAGTCATCGTAGGCTTTACTGTTATCTTTGTCACCTTCAGTATCAAAGAAGGTGGTATTGCGTTTGCCAAACTTGTCGTTAGCTTCAGCAGTAGCAATCGCTTTAGCATCTTCTAAGTTATATCGTGCCGCTGATTCTTCGCCTATCTTTTTGATTTCTTGGGTAACAGGATTGATGGATATTAATTGTTTTCTATATTTAAGTACACCTGTGTTTTCATCTTTAATCTGCTCCCCTTTCTCATCATACATAGGGACATCAATCGTTTCAAAACTAGGCTTAGTGCTTTTACCTTCAAGTATCAATAAGCGATTATAGATTTTATCCTGTTGGGTTTTATCCGTCTCAGTTTTTAATTGATCGCGTAGATTGTTGATTTCTTGTTTATTAGATAATTCCAGATTAGCTACTTGCCGTGCAATATTTTGATTTTCAACCGTTGACTTAGAGGCTTCTATAGATTGCTTTGAGACTTCTATAGATTGCTTTGAGGCTTGCATAGCTAGGTCTTTAGCTTTGTATTCTGGGTTATCTGGATTAACTGCCCATTTTTGCGCTCTCAGTTCATCGGCTATTTTTTCATCTTGGCGACGTTGAGCATCTTCGCCTTTTACAATGTAGTCTTGTGCGTATTGTGATTCCCTATCGGCTAACGTGTCTGCGCGGAGTTTGTTGTATTTTAAATCTTCTCGTGTTGATGCTCTGCCTTCTGACCGTATAGCCGCTTCCTCAATTCGTGCTTCACGCTCTTGATCTGCCTTGGCTTTAATCTCAGCATCTTGATCCTTGCTGTATTTATTTATCATTGCCGTGCCTAGACCTTGCGCAGCGCCTAACGCGAAACTGGTTAACATTCCATAAGCCATGACTATTTACCTCTCTTGACTGGTTTATTAGGCGCTTTGCCTTTAGACTTTACTGCCTGCATCTTATTGCCGACATACTCTTGATGCGTTTGATAATCCTCAATTTCCTGCTTACCTTGAGCGATTGCCGCTTTGAGCTGTTCGGGCGTGATGCCCATTTGCTCAAATAGCTTATCGGTAGTGCGCTTGGTTGTCTGTGAGATGATTTCCGGAGTGACTGGTAGCTTTAAACCGCGTTCGGCAAAGTCTAGCACCTTGCAGATAGTTGTCGTTCCTGCAAAAACTAGCACTTCTGCCGGTAGGCTTTTCTTTGATTGCTGATAGAGTAACCACATTAAGCCGCTGACGCCTTTACTGACCGTTTCAACTAGGTTCTGTTGGCTGTCTGGATTCTTGACAAGTTCCATATTCTGATGGGTTTTCGGATCAAACATTAAAGTTTCAGCGGCTAGAACCGTTTTGTTGTAGCGCTGCTTATTCTCTGGTGATACTTTTGATTCGATATTATGCTGGATATCTATCAGCATTTGATTAGTCATACCGCCTGTTGAACTTTTGCCTGCTGGAGTATCTGTTTTATTTTCCATTGTCTATAGTCCCGCGTTAGCATTTAAGCCGGCATTAGCATCGAGTGTATTGCGTAGAGTCGGTACACTGTTTAGATTAGCAATACGCTGCTCGCGTTGCGCTTGTTGGTATTCATACTGTTTTTGCTGATTAGCGCTTGATTGATTGGCTTGCATCATCTTTGCCCCTCCTGTTAACGCGCTAAAGCCTGTGATAACATAATCTTTTTCAGTCATACTACCTAGTAGCTTATCTATGAATCCGCCACTAGATGCCGCTGAGTTTGCCGCTAAAGCTGCACCAGAACCACCTGCCCTCAACGCTTCCGCGCCACTTAATAAAACACCACTTGCAGTTTTACCAATTAAGCCGGAATTAGGCAATATAGTTGCGTTTTGACCTAATGCGCTACCTATCTGACTACTGGTTGCCCCTCCTTGTAATGTAACAGGTGACATTTGAGCTGTATTAATCGCAGCCTGTCTTGCAGTTTCCCCAGTCAATCCGTTTAATGCCGTTTTACTTGCTGACAATCCGCCAGTTACAGCGCCATTAGCAAGAAGATTAGTTGTATTAGCCGCTGCTGCATTAGCTGCATTAGCTGATTGAATACCTGCTGTCCCCATTGCAAACTCCCCACCAGCAGCAAGCGAAGCCACAGCACCAGATGCAAGAGATGCGACTCCACCAGCTAAACCGACAATTGCGCCTATTTTCATCAGCCCTTTATCGCCTGTCACCATGCCGACTACTGACATTGCTGTACCTGCAACTGCTGCGATTGTACCAATTGCTCCAACTGTAGCTAAAACCGCTGTGCCAATTGCTGCCATCGATCCGACTGTTGCCGCTGTGCCAATTGCCACCGAGGCTGCCGCAATTGCTGGAGCGATAAAAAAAGGCATTTCCTTGCGATTGAAAGGAGGGAGATGTGGATTGCCGATTGGCATACCCATTCGATCCATTTGCTTGCGAGAAATTGCCTCACCAGCCACAAAGTTTATTTGTTTGATTGTCATAACGTCCTCACGACGATGGAGTAAAAATGAAGTGTAAAGATTTTGCGCGATTGTATCATATCAATACTATAATAGAACTAGTCACATAAAAAGGAGGTGATCAACATGGCTATGAAAAAAGGCAAAGGCGGTAAAGGCGGAGGCGGTAAAAAATGCTAAGTTAAATTAGCAAGCAGGTAAAACGTTTTATTTGTTGTTAAGTTAGAGAGCCTTACAGATATAAAACCTGTGAGGCTTTTTTGTGCCTGCTGATTTGTGCCGCAGAGATTGCTAGGAATGAAGCCTATCGGCAATGATTGCGGAGGAGCTGAAAGGATAATAGCGAATCGCTATCGTTTCGTTTTCTTCAATTAAATCAACATTTTAGCTAAATCGCTAATTAATTTTACGCTAAACATTAATAATAAAGTTAATTAAGTTAAATAATATTGTTGATTAATAAAATTACATCGAATATTCTATCACCAACGCAACAAGCGTTAACTTTTAACCAAACCGGAGAATAAAAATGAGCTTTAAACTTCACATGACAATGGGAACAGCAAAGATGGAAAACATCCCTTCTTTCAACACTCCTGCAAGCAGCAATCCTTTCTGCCTTAAAATGAATGGATCAGCGGATAAGTCAGTGGTTTGCACCAGATGTTATTCAATTAACACTGAAAAGCGTTATCCAAAATTAATAAACGCATTAGAGCGCAATGCTGATATTTATAAACGTATTTTATTAGATATCGAGTTACCTAGACTGAATTTCGCAATTGCTCGTTTCGATTCATTTGGCGAAGTACATAATGAAATTCATGTACTTAACTATTTTAATCTTGCGCGTAAAAACCCAGAAACCACGTTCGGCTTTTGGACTAAACGCAAAGATTTAATAAAAGCAGTGCTATCAATGGTTAGCAAACCAGCTAACGTGATATTAATTCACTCTAGCACTAAACTTAATAAAGTGGATCGCCTGCCTGCTGGATACGATAAAGTTTTCACTGCACATAAAAAAAGTGATTTATCAGCTAACGTCGATATCAATTGCAGTCAAAAATGCAATGATTGCAGATTGTGCTACAGCCACAACGACGCAATTTTTATTAATGAAATCGCAAAATAATCGGAGAGTATAAAATGAAACTCAATAAAACTTATCAGTCTACACTTGATGCACGTCGCCAAACAAACCTAATTCATTCAAGCTGGAGCGTATTTTACAAAGGTGAATATATCTGCGGAGCTGTTTATAACGGAGAGTCTATCATGTCTGTTTGCTTTCCGTGCGGTTTAGTGGTGTTAACTAAATCAAAAGACATTGCTAAAAAGTTTATTCGCGATTACAAAGCAGGGAGATTAGAAGCATGAAAATGAAACAGGCGCATTACAACATGATGAAGGATGCTATCAAAGCATTGCCACGCGATCAAATGCTGGCATTCAAAGCAAATGATTTAGGCAAAAACAAAGAAAAATTTTTCATATGGGGATTGTTTAAAGCGGCAAAACTACACTTTACCGCTACTGATTTTCTTTATCAGTATCTTGATGATAATCACATTGAAACAGCGCTCAAACGCATAGCCAAAGAACTAGATTACATTTAACCGGAGATATAGAAATGATTACCTTGTTACTCGATAACGACACCGTTATTCCAATGACAACACGAAAAGATATAGGCGATATGGTACACACGCAAATACTTGATGAAAATGGTGCTTTAATCGACGTTAGCGGGCGTGTAGTGGATATCATGGAGGATTACAGCGACTGGGAATAGTTCAGCGTGTAACGGCTTAAAGATAAGCCGTTATGCAGTGCGCTATTGCACTAATTAACTTAAACCGGAGATATAACATGAATACATTTTACGACGTGGTAGTTGGATCAATTTTGACAACAATTTTCACTGTAATTTTTGTAGCTGAACTAATTATCATTTGGGGAGAATAAGCCATGTCATCATTCAAACTTGATACTAATAACGAATTTTCAGCTAAATGCCGCACCTGTTTTCCTAACTTGCGCTACCGGATGACTTTATCGATTGGCGAATGGAATAAAGTACACGGTTCAAAAACAGACTACTTTACGGTAGATGGTAAAAAGATAGGTTTTAAAATTGTGCGCCATTATGACCGCAAGGGGTTGCCAATTTATAACGACAAACAACGCATTTATATTTACACTGGAGAATAACCATGATGACCTTTAAACAATACATTGAATCACTAAGCGCTGAATATATTCAAATGCTTCACATGGAGGACGTTCACTTGTTCCAAGCATACAAAGAATATGTTACTGCGTGGAAATCACTCGAAGCAGAATACGGGGAGATTAAAAATGCTGTTCGCTAAAAAGGCAATGAAAGTAAAAGTTCCTAAAGCCTTAAAAGTTTCACGCGGTAGACCTAAAATTGATCCGCGTAAAAAATCCAGACATTATCAATTATCAATACAGGGAGATTTAATTGATTTTCTTGAAAGCGCTGGACTCAAATCAAAATCGGCTTTTGTGAGTTTAGCAATTCGGACGATGATGGAATTCAAAAAATACCGCTCACTGCCGTATGACAAATGTTTAGATTGTGGTTGCGATATGACAGCGCCACTCAATCCAATGGACGGTGCAAAAACATACGTTGATGAAGATGGTAGAGTGTTAGATGTTTTTGTTCAATGTGAAGGCTGTGGTGGTCGTGCTGGACATAGGCAATATGATCCGAAAAACCACGGACTAGAATCAGAATAAAATATTAGCCGGTTAACTGCCGGCTTTTTTGTCTGCGACAAAGCGACACACTGGACATAGTTTTTTCTATTTATATATTTTTTATAAATCAATTCATTTTTTAGCCAATTTATTAATTATTTCTCTTAACCAATTATTATACAAAACTATGTCTACTATGTCGCAGAGAGTAGAAAAGGTAGATAATATAAGGGTTAGAGGGTGCTACATAGTGAGTTTAAAACTATGTAGCAAATACATAGTTAGTTTGTCGCAGACAAAATTTTGCTTTTTATGTCTGCGACACTGTTTAAAATCTTAAATCTTGTAATACTCCTTAACTTTCTTGATTGCTTCATTCTCGTCAAACGTGCTTCTACGCCAAATCGTGTGTTTTTTCCGCCCTCCATCGCTTGTCGGTACATCGATTCTCTTGTGAACTTTCTCGTAGCCAATTTGTAAAAGTATTCGAGTTAGCGCTGACGTTTTCGGGAGCTTTAAAACTGAAGGTTCAAACTCCTCAAAATTAAGTTTTCCCAGCAATGTAATATCAACTATGTTTTCGTTAATGACCTCACAATGGTAATGCGCAATCAAATCTTTTACTTCTTCAAATTCATGCGACACAGAATAGCCGATCATCTTTTCACGCGACAAGGTTTTAGGCGCTCGACCTTTCGCTGAAAAGTCTGGACTTATTTTCCGGTTCATAAAGTAATGGCAAAGCGCATCCATCCGCCTATCAGTTTCTAAAAACAGTTTCTCAAAATACCTGTTGGTTTCCTGCTCACCACCAAGCAGTGCAAACAAATGTTCCTCCGACTGACAGCGACTATACAAAACGCAATAACGTCGATCACCATTGGTAATCGGCAGTGCATCTTGATAATTGGTCAAAAGAAAATACGACGTGAAATTCGGAACAGTCCGCGAATTAGAAAACTTTTCCTCAATTTGAATCGTTTCGTTTGTAATGTAAGGTTTCATCGTATCGATAATCGACCATCTGTTATCGCCCGATAGCCGTATCTCCTCAACGATATTCAGCACTGAACCATACGCCCATCCCGAAAACGTCCCTTTCGTAAATTGCTTCGGATCGAGTTGCGTGGCATTCGACCCAAGTATCCCCTGCAAAATGCGAGTAAAGTATGTTTTACCGCCACCTTGCGTACCCTGCAAAAGTACCGCCCAATTCACTTTACTGCCAATGTTTTGTACAACATGGCACATCCAGTCCAGCAGTATCGCCCTTTCTTTAGGTTCAACCAGCGTAAATTCCAAGTGCTTGAGCATCATATCCACAACAAGCAACCCATCGTCGTCCATCACTTCACATGGCAACACACCGCGCTTCTTATACGAGTTAACATAGCGCAGTCCATCGTTATCATTAACGAAAATCCCATCGTTCTTACTCGCCCAGTACATGGTATCGATGACTGTATCCATTTTCCAATCAACGAGCGCCATGGATGATGCCGACCTTTCAGCCGCGACGCACTCATCCATGCGATCAAACTCTGCGTTGAAGGCTTCGCGCTTGATAGAGTAGCCGTGCTTCAAGTTATGGAACTCCATCGGGCGCTGTACATAAACCCAGTTGTTCAACCACGCGGGCATCTCCTCAACAACCAGTCCGCCCTTCTTCGGTGGGCAAAGCTCACGAACAATAGCCGACTTCGTCATCCCCTCACCTTTACCCCACCGGTCGTAAATGTCCTGTGCGATCTGCTGACGCTTGGTAAGTGTCACAGCGCTGAGTGGTAATTTACGCAACTTATTGCGCACATCCTCATACGCACGGTCATTATCAACCGACAGACCTTCTGATCCGGTAATAAGCAATTCTTTAACCTGCCGTTCGACAATCTCCCCAACACTTACTCCGCTGTCCTTGACCATCTTAATCACTGTGGCAAACGTCAACGGGCGCACTTTCTTTTCCGTCTTGAATGATTGCCATTTGCGGTCAATATCTGCCGCGTTGAACTTATCCGAGTTAGCTGACCAATGTAGCCAGAGCAACTTCCCATCATCCGATCCTCTATATTGATGATGCAATGCCTGTCCTACAGTAATCCACGTCGAGTAATCACCTGCCGATTCAACCAGTGCATCGAGATTGGCTTCAACCAGTGCATCGCTGACATCAATCGGCTCATGCGCGAGTGCAAGCGATAACCCCTGCATATCGTCCGCGTCATCTACATCAAATTCAGTTGTCAAGGAATACTTGACAGTTCCCTGCACCAGCTTTTCAACAGGAAAGGCAAGCGCTACATCCACATCAACCTCACTGCCCTCCATCACCATCACGAAAGCCGACTCAATCGAACCAGCGCCAACACTTGGCATATACATAAACTGAGCAGGCTTAAAAGCACTGTCATCAATAATAAAACTGCTAAACTCCGACGCGAACCAGTGCATCACGGTAACGTACTCCTCCGCGCTGACCTCCCGTGACAGTGGTAACACTATACGAAAGCGATTAGCGTCATCTGTACTACGCCATGTTGAGTACGCAACCAGCGCAAAGCCTGTCATCTCCAGCTCAAACTCAATCTCTCCTTTAGTCATTGCGCATTCATCAACGTCAATGGTCAAAAGCGAACGCCCGATTAGGTTCTCCGTGTTGCGATACCCGCCACTGAACCCACCGCCACAGAACCAGCCTTCCTGCTCTTTGGTCTTTGCAACTTTGTGCTTACCAAGTACCGTGCAAATTCGCTCCCATGTCACCTCCACATTGCGACAGACAGCGCTGTTCTTATCCCCGCGACTTATGCGGTACGTTTTAGTAGACTCCACCATAAACAATCCTCGTTATCTTTTAATTATTGGTAAATCAACTGCCTTAATTGCCCCATCGGTTAATTGCTCAACCTGTATCGCCCTGTTTGCCGGTATCTTTCCTTCAGTTACCCAATACGACACCGCTGCTTTAGTGACGCCTAACTTCTTTGCTAGCACAACCTGCTCACCACCAAACCATTGCACCACATCATCAACGGTCACACCGTCATAAAATTCTTCATTTTCCATTTGCATCTCTTTGTGAGTTAAGTTAAGATTGACTCTCATTTTACAACAACAGAGGAAAAACACAATGAATGATTTAACAATACTCACAAACACCCAACTTGGTGAATTCATTTCGCTATCATTAATACACGGCACAAACACTCAGTTTAGCTATGAGTTATTGCATGAAGTAGCAGAACGCTTAGTACAAACGGATGAAATTATCAAATCTGGAATCAGTCACGGCATTCACGAAACGCTAACTAAGCAATCAACTGCGTTTAAATTCAGACTTGAGGATGTTGTCAAAACGCTTGATGAAACTTTAGCACCTGCAATTATTGAAGATAACAAAGAAACGGTTGAAATCATCACTGATATTGAGCATCACGAAGCAATGAACAAAGCGATGAAAGTAGATAGGGATGAAGGTAGAGCAGTATCATCTAGCGCTAAGAAAACAATCTTAGACCACTTGGAAGTTGAAGAAGTAAAACCCAAAGCAACAAAGAAAAAAGAAAAGCCTGTAGAAACACCTGTTGAAGTAGAAGTGTTACCAGAAACAGAAAAATCTGTAGAACCGGTAGAATTAACCGCTGAACCAGAAACGCCTGCGCTCACAGCCAAAATGCTAAAAGAAATAGCGCTTGAACTGCGTCAACGTAATGCTATTTCAAAAGAGCAAATTATAGACAAATTAACTGAGCTTGACGCATCAAGTACAATGACGCTTGCGCCTAAACACTACACTGAATTTTACAACTTCTTGGAGAGCTTCAATGTCTAATGAAGAAGCGCCTAAACACTCTTTACTGAGCGCAAGTGGTAGTGCTACTTGGCTATACTGCTCCGGTAGCGTCGCAGCGCAAAAACCTTATAAGGAATCCCGTAGCGCATTTGCGGACGAAGGCACGGCAGCGCATGAGCTTGCAGAGATATGCTTGAAAGGCGATCTCAATCCGTTTGATTTTGAAGGTAAGCAATTACCCGAAACCAACTGGATAACGGTAGATAAGACAATGTGTCACCATGTGAATGATTACATGGACTTCATCGCAGAACACAAAGGTCATAAAATCTATGAGCAAAAACTCGACTACAGCGAGTACGCGCAAGACGGTTTTGGTACAGCCGATTGCATTATTCTCAATGACGACAGCGTAACGATAATAGACTTGAAGTACGGTAAAGGCGTAAAGGTCTATGCTGATACTACTCAAACTAAAATCTACGCGCTAGGAGTCTATAGCGAGTTTGGTATGCTCGAAGATATTAAGACCGTAACAATGATTATCTACCAACCGCGACTAGACCATATTGATGAATTGACAATAAGTATCGACGAGTTACTAGCATTTGGTGAGTGGGTAAAAGAGCGAGCAGAATTGGCTATGCGGGAAAACGCCCCACTGACTGCTGGTGAGAAGCAATGTCAATGGTGTAAGCACAAGGCACGATGCCCAGAACTTATGCGCTACACAGAAAGTGCTATTCAAAACGAGTTTGGATTTTTCGACGAGTTGCCCAGTGTAAACAGGTTATCCGACGCACAGCTTAACCTTGCACTGAGTAGCGCGACATTGATTAAATCATGGTTAAATGCCATTGAAGAACACGTTAGAGAGCGCTTAGAATCTGGCAATGGGTTTACCGGCTACAAACTTGTTGAAGGTAGAAGCTCACGCGATTGGGCAGATATTGACGAAGCAGAAAGTGCGCTACGAATTGACCACACAGACGAAGAACTTTACGAAATGAATTTTATTTCAGTGGCTAAATTCGAGAAGTTAGTAGGCAAGAAAAACATAAAAGACTTTGAAAATCTGATAGTTAAAAAATCGGGCAAACCAACCGTTGTACCCGAAAGTGATCCCAGAAAATCCTTGTCAGTTTCTGCAAATGATTTTTCTGATTTTGATGATTGACACAAGTAATAAATCAATCTAAACTTAACTCAACTTATCTCTCCGGTTAAGTTAAAACGAGGATGGGAAATCACTTAATTGGCGATTTATCAATAACCCATCCTCACCTAATCCCAAAACCATAACGCTATAAGCAAGAAGGCTAAAATGTCAGAAACATTAATTAAATTAGGCGACGTTCGTTTATCATTTCCATCTCTTTTCAGAAAAGCAGTATTTGAAGGAGAGGAAACAAAATTCGAAGCTACCGTCCTAATGGAAAAAGACAGCAAGAATCATAAAATTACTCAAGCGGCAATTGATAAATTCATTGCGCAAACATTTAAAGACGGTGCGCCTAAAGGTCTTAAACTAACTTGTTTTCAAGATGGCGATACCAAAGACGTTGATGGCTATGAAGGTATGATGGCGCTTAAAGGCTCATCGAACAAACGTATTCCAGTCTTTGATAAAGACCGTTCTCCCATTACCGAAGAAGATGACAAAGTTTATGCTGGATGCTACGTCAATGCTATTTTTGACTTCTGGTATTCATCTCATCCCAAAGGCGGTAAACAAATTCTTGCTAATCTCCTTGGTGTTCAATTCAAGAGAGATGGCGAAACCTTCTCTGATGCTAAAGTTGCAAGCGCTGATTTATTTGATGACGAATCAGAAGAAGATGATTTTTAAATACTCTGTGTCCTCAGTGTGGTGAAAAGACGATTGGATTAACATCGTAAAAGTTAATTGACAGCCGGAAAGACGGCATTTTATAAGGAATAAAATAATGAGTAATTGTATTATTTGGAAAGGTAAAACTTGGTCTCAAGGTCGTTATGGATATTTATATGTTGATGGTAAAACTATATCAGCGCATAGATATGTATGGGAAAATGTTAATGGTAAAATCCCCAATGGTTTTATAGTATGCCATAAATGTGATAATGGATTATGTATCAATCCAGACCATTTGTTTATAGGAACACATAAAGATAATATGCAAGATTGTAGTAAAAAAAGAAGATTAAACACTGCTAGACAAGACGGAATATATAATAATAACGCCAAACCACACTTAATTGAAAAATACAAAGATATTAAACACGATAGAGATAATGGATATACTTACTCTATGTTAAAGATTAAATATAATATTAAAAGTAACGGTCATTTAAGAAATATATTAGTAAAATAAACAGCTTGGAAAGACAAGCACTATCAATAAAACGCCTTGAAAGATAGCAGAGGCCTTATTATAACTCTAAGCGCTTAGTGGTTATAGTATAAAGCGCGAAAGCGGGGAAAGCTCGGTAAAGCCGACAATTGCAAATCGATGTGTAATTGTTTGGAAGAAGTAACGGGCGTTTTATTGATAGTTAATGTGCAGGCTGATGCACAGCGGTAATGGCACGTCGGTGCAAATAGGAAACTTGGGAGTGGCTGAAAGTACGTCACCGAATAACACTAAGCCGGAGATCAGCACCGGCAACTATCACTAAAAGCATTGCTTGTAGCGTACCGCAATTCGCAACCTTGCAGCCTTTAATATCGGTAAAGCGCACTAGCTACGCGCTCGATTCGGGTTGAGATTACCGGTGACGGTAATTCACTAACTACATAGGGAAGATTAGAACTGATTGTAGTGGGGTAGTAAACAGTGCTTTTAGTGATAGTTAAACTGATTATTTAGCTATTGGCTTTTGTTGAATGTTTTAAGCACACTATATTTCGAGTGTATAGTGTGTTGCATTAAATCCTAGACACGCATACGCCAATATGCGTGTCGCCCAATTGGGTTTTTAATAAGTAAGTGTATTTACTAAAACCTCAAGCTCCACCTAAAAACCTCACCGACAATTTGCTACTCCAGATTGTCGGTTTTTTTATATTCACAAATAGGATACCCCTATGAATACTTATATTATCGACACTGAGTGTTACAAAAATTATTGGCTATTTTTAGCCGTCAACCACAAGACCGGATCATCTCTTGAAATAGAATTGTTTGGCGAAGATGCAAAGTTATCTGAGGAACAAGCTAAAAAGATTGAGCGTCTACTTCTAAATCACGAAACCATATCATTCAATGGCTTAAACTACGATATCCCAATGATATGCGCTGCGATGGATGTCTGGGATTGCAAGAAACTCCACAAACTCTCTACTAAAATAATCACCTCACAGAAAGTTACTTGGCAGATACTGCGTGAACATAAACTCAACGTGCCTGCTTACAAGTATCACATTGATATTATTGAACTCCCTATTGGTCAAGCGTCACTTAAAATCTACGGTGGGCGAATTCACACCAAGAAAATGCAAGACTTGCCAATTGATCCCAATGCGCTGATACAGGATACTGAGCGTAGCCTTATGCGCAAGTATTGCAGAAACGATACACAAGTAACAGGCGAACTCTTTGATGCGCTGAGAGGGCAGATAGACTTGCGCAAAGAGATGACAGCGCAGTACGACATCAACCTTAATTCCAAGTCCGATGCGCAGATTGCCGAAGCGATTATCAAATCGGAATTGCAAAAAATGTACGATATGTCAGCTACAAAATTTAAAGCAAAGCAATATGAAAATAACCATGTGTTTCGGTATTCCAATCCAAAAATAATTGAATTTAAATTGGAAAAACTTAAGTCTATTTTTAATAGACTTATTAATCAAGAGTTTATCATTGGTGACAACGGAGCAATAATTTGCCCAGATTGGTTAGGGGAAAGAATAGTTATTGGTGAAACCGTGTATCAAATGGGAATAGGTGGGATTCATTCTTGTGAAAAAGCGCAACATATTAAACGTGAAAACGATTTTGTTTTACGGGAACAAGATGTCACAGGGTTTTACCCAAATATAATTATGCAACAGCGCTTGTATCCAGATAATTTAGGTAAAAATTTTTTGAAGTTATATGAAAAAATAGTAAAGCAAAGAACAATAGCTAAAAAAAGAAGTGGTGAAATAAAAAAGGAATTGGAAATATTAAAATTGCAATTAAAGTAACAAGGTATTACCCTATTGTTTTATTTAGGAGGCAGAATGATAGTTATTTATGCGATTGTGTGCAAAGTCAACAATAAACGATACGTTGGTAAAAGTCGAAATGTAAAGCAAAGATTTTCAACGCACAAATGTGATTTAAAACGCGAAACAAGGCGGGAAGATTGCAATCGACATTTGTTTAACGCAGTAAAAAAATACGGAATTGAAAATTTTTATTTTGTAATACTGGAAGAATTTGAATCAATATCTGAGGGAGATTTAAAAGATAAAGAATTATATTGGATGGATTTCTACAACTCATGCGATAGGGATTTTGGATACAATTTGCGACGAGATTCTTCTACTAAAACAACAATGAGTGATGAAACAAAATTAATTAAGTCAATGTTAAGTAAAGGTGAAAATAACCCTAACTACAAAAATAAATGGTCAGATTCTCAAAAGCAAAAAATGAGCGAAGTTGCAAAAGAAAGACATCGATCTGGATTGTATTACACTAATGAATGGAAAGCTAAACTGTCAGTTAATTCAACGCTAATGTGGAAAGATGAAGCTAAAAAAACTCAAATGGCTAAAAAAGTAAAACTATCCAAGCGACAATTTATATTTCATCAATATGATTTAAATGACAATTTTATAAAAACATGGCAATCGGTTGACGATATTTTATTTTTAAATCCAACATGGAAATGGCAAAACATATATTCAGTTTGCAACGGGTATAAACCAACTTATCGGGGGTTCAAATGGAAAAAAGAGAAATTGAACAAAAAATAAAAGAACTAGAAAAAGAATTAGCAGAATGTGAAGTGACCGCAGCAACACTTAAAGTCACAAATAATGGTAGTTTTGGTAAATTTGGTAGCAAATACAGTTTTTTATATGCTCCTAATCTGTTATTACAAACTACTTTAACAGGTCAATTGTCTTTATTGATGTTAATTGAAGAACTTGAACTTAATGATATAAAAGTAGTTAGTGCAAATACTGACGGTATTGTCACTTATCATCACAAAGATAAATCAGATTTAGTGGCTGACATCCTATTCGATTGGGAGATCACGACAAGTTATAACCTTGAGCAAACAGATTACCGCGAGATTGCCTCACGAGATGTCAATAATTACATTGCCGTAAAGCTAGACGGTAAAACTAAATGTAAAGGCTGTTTTGGTGAAGCGTCACTGAGTAAAAACCCCGATGGCTTGATTATCTATGAAGCTGTAGCGCAATTCATTGCTAACGGCACACCGATTGAAAAGACGGTCACAGATTGTGATGACATTAGAAAGTTTGTCACAGTCCGCAGAGTAACCGGTGGCGCATTGTTTCAAGGTGATTATCTTGGTAAAGCCGTTCGCTTTTATCACAGTAGCAGTCCAAGTCTTGCTGATATGTCACTTGTCTATGTAAAGAATGGCAACAAAGTCCCAATGTCACAAGGGTGTCGTCCGTTGATGAATCTGCCAGATACCTTTCCTGATGATGTTGATTTTTATTATTACTACACCAAAGCAAACGAAGTGCTAAAAGGAGTGGGTTATGCTTGAAAAAGATATTGAAAAATACCTGTGCGATCAAATCAAAAAAGTAGGTGGAACGTGTGAAAAGTTTACCTCACCTAATAAGCGCTCTGTCCCAGACAGATTAATCACGCTGCCGTTTCAACCTATATTCTTTGTTGAATGCAAAGCGCCTAAAAAGAAACCGACAGAAGCACAAGAACGCGATCATCAAAGACGACGTGATATGGGCGTTCATGTCTATGTCATTGATTCAAAAGAAAGTGTCGATACGCTATTACTTTATAGACTTCCTGTGGATGGCGATTATGCGCACTAGAGATGAACTGCGTCACTATCAAGTGCGAACATCCAAGTTTCAAATAGAACAGGAGAGAACATTCTGCGCATTGAAAATGGGCATGGGTAAAACAGCGTCTACGCTCACTACAATCAACGATTTAATTGATGCTTGTGTGATTACTAAAGCGCTTGTTATCGCGCCACTGAGAGTCGCTAACAGCGTCTGGGCGCAGGAAGCAAAAGAATGGGAACATCTCAAAGATTTGAAATTCAAAATATGCACAGGCACAGAGCAAAAGCGCCTAGCCGCCTTGCACCATGACGCTGACGTTTATGTTATTAATCGAGAAAATGTGGTTTGGCTAGTGAAGCATTACAGGGACAAATTCCCCTTTCAAATGGTGGTCATTGACGAATCCAGTAGTTTTAAAAGTGATAAAAGCAAACGTGTCAAAGCACTACGCAAAGCATTGCCGTATGTTCACTACATTACCCTTCTTACAGGCACACCTTCGCCCAATGGCTTACTTGACCTGTGGTCACAATGCTATTTAGTGGATAACGGCAAAGCACTTGGGCGAACTATGACTATGTATAAAAGCCGATTCTTTGAACAGGATTATAGTGGTTACAAATACACCCCTCGCAAAGATTCACAAAAGAAAATTGAAGCATTGATAGCGCCATTTACCATATCAATGGAAACCAGCGATTACCTTGAAATGCCAGACTACATTGAATTATATGAAGAAATTGAATTACCACCTACGGTAATGACCAATTATAAACTTCTTGAAGAAAAACTTTATTTGAAGTTTGAGGAGTCTGAAGTTGAAGCATTGAGCGCAGCGACACTTGCCAATAAGTTATTGCAGTATTGCGCTGGTGCTGTGTACGTCGATGAGTTTAAAAACTATGAAATAGTCCATGATGCAAAACTTGATGCGCTTGCAGACATTATTGAGCAGAACGATGGGGAGAATATCCTTGTTGCCTATAACTTCAAAAGCGATATTGAGCGATTGCTTAAACGCTTTCCCAATGCGCGAGTTCTCGATAAGCATCAAAACACTATTGACGAATGGAACAATGGCGAAATACCCCTTCTATTTGCTCATCCTCAATCAGCCGGTCACGGTCTTAATATCCAACACGGTGGTAGCATGATTGTGTGGTTTTCACTGAGCTGGAGTTTGGAGTATTACCAGCAGTTTAATGCTCGATTGTACCGGCAAGGACAGACTATGGCGGTAAGGATTATCCACTTAATCTGCAAAGGCTGCATTGACGAGCGAATCATTAACGTATTGAAAGATAAAGATATTGTGCAATCTGACTTACTTCGTGCATTAAAATAAGTTAAGTTAAGGTTGACTGAGGGGATAAAATCAATAAAATAGCTTCACGGTTTCTCGAAACAAAAAAAATCCTACTGCCCCAAAGGAATAAACAGGCAGTAGGAATAGAGTCGAGGAGTCTAACACATGTACGCATTTCAAACAGTTGGAGTGGAATGCAAATTGAGTATAACACAATCAAGAGGTTATATAAATGCGAGTATTTGAAGATAACACTTCTGACGCATATTGGTATGCTGAGGAAGAAGATGACGAGCGTAAGTATTGGACACACTCCCAATGGGATGCTTTCAATAAACAAAGAGCGATTGATACTGAAAAACAACTTAAAAAAATGCTAGGAGATAGATATGCCGAACCAAAGAAAGTTTAATCACCACGATATTATTTCAAGATTACTAAGAACTGCGCTGGAACATGATAACCAGCAAGAAGCCTTTAGCGATTTAACCTTTGAGCTTGTACAGGCAATAGGGTATTTAGTCGGTAGCACTGATAAACCAGAAGATAGGGAACTATTTATCAAAGAAATCAACAGTCAAATTAATGATTGCGTTGAAATGCTCGATGGTGTTCGTGAAGAACTTGCAAGCAATACGGCAACACTAGAAGCGTAATAGCTGAGGACACAGATAATGGACGCACTAATTGAAGGTTTAGATTTTTTAGATAAAAGCAGTATTGCTTATGTCTTAATGATAGGTTTATTTATGACAATGGCGTATTTGCACTTCAGCGCATTAGACGAAATCACCCGTCTGCGTAGAGCGCTTAAAAATGCCGTATTGGAGAATAAAAATGGAAAGCGATGAAAAAAGGGAACTTAGAAAACAAACACATAGAAGTATCGTAACTAAAGTTAAGAATAATAAAAAGTGTAGGTTTCAACCTTACCAAGATGACTACATTAACTTTTTTGTAAAAATAAATAACGAGGAAACAGTTTATGGGAACTATATTAGCTACTCTGACATTGACACTATCGTTTCTGACCTCAGAAACCACTATTGATAAACACGGTAAAGTAACCACCCATGAAGTGATTGCTTACACAACAAGCGTTTTACCTTATGAATCAATGGTTGCTTGCAACAATGCTAAAGAAGAATACAATTTTGCTTTTGGTGCATACCAAATGTCAAAGCGCCCAACAAGAGTAATCACAGCAATATGTAATGATGTTAAAACGGGGACGGTACAATGAGTTCAATGACGATTAAACAGTTCCGAGAAAAAACAGGTATGACGCAAAGCACACTTAGAAGTAAATTGATCAACCTCGATGCTTCGCCTGTAGGTGTTACCGTTAGCAAAGAAGGTAGACCGTCATTTTTATGGGCATTAACAGATTTAGAAAAAGCATTTTCATTAGTGGGAGTTTACTTAGCCCCCCGTGGACGACATAAAAAACGGTGGTGATCAATATGAATAAAGAATATAAAGGTTGGCTAGTAGCAGGGTTATTTGCTGTGTGTTTAATTATATGCCAAGCGACTAATTATGTAGACAACAAAAACCGTCACGTTGTTATTAAAACCAATATCGGAGAGTTCATCCTTCGTGAAGGTAAGCTATATGGTGTATATGAAATGTCTAGAGATGTACAAGGGAATATGGTATCAAGATGACCAAAGACGAATGTATAAGTCGCCTTAAAACGGCTCAGAAAAACAAAAAAGAACTAAGAAAAATTAAACTTCAACTGCTCAAAGAAATCGAGCAGTTAAAGTTAATGCTCAGAGCATTAGAGGAAGAAGAACAATGGGCGAATTAATATATTGGGCAGTCATATTGTTTACCGTAGTGTGTTTTATGGTTGAGTATGGAAAAGGGGATGACGATGACCTTACATGATTGGATATCACTTGTTTTATATGTTGGGATGTTAGCTTTGACAATGAGGATATTATGGACAAAGTTCAAAGAGTAGAGCCAGTGAGGTCTTTACCAGATGCTACCAATTGCAAACATGACCACTGGCGAGTTTATCAATCCCTTGGTTATCGGGAATGCGATAGATGCAAAGCAAGACGCGCTATATTTAATGACATAAGGCATCAGAGATGAACATCTCACAAATCTTTATCGGCTTATCACCATTTTTAAAAGACCGATTTACCAGTGAGGTGTTCACACTTGGACTCATTAATGATTTGAATGAGGAGCAATTCCAAGCGCGATGTAGACGTTTAATACGCCAGCACAACGGTGAAAGCAGAAAGCTATACAAAGCCTTAGCTAATTTAAATAAAGCGGAAAGAGAACGATTCTTTGACGTTATTTCAGATGATAAAGCAGGAGTTACAAATGCCACAGAAAATTGAACAAAAGATTGTAGGGTACAAAGTAGTAGACAAGGATTCTTTGACAACTGAAATACCAGTACCCGCGCAGCTTATGCACGAGCTACTACCTAGACCAAATTGCTTAACAGGTACAACATACAAGGTTAAAACACCGCAAAGCGAACACGCTCTGTACATTACCATTAATGACATGGTGCTTGATGGAATTCACCATCCGTATGAGATGTTCATCAATTCAAAGAACATGGATCATTTCCAATGGGTACTTGCATTGACACGATTAGTGTCTGCAGTGTGGAGAAAAGGTGGTGACTCTACGTTCCTTGTTGAAGAGCTCAAGAATGTATTTGACCCAAAAGGCGGTTACTATAAACGTGGTGGTGTGTATATGCCATCACTGGTGGCTGAGATTGGGAGTGTAATTGAGCAACATTTAATAGGAACAGGTGTTATTAAAGTTGAAGTAGACGCGCATCAACAAGCATATCTTGAAGCTAAGAAAGAGGAAGTAGGCGAAGAAGGTTTAAAGAATGCTAAGTTATGCACTTCATGTAATACCAAGTCTTTAGTGCTTATGGACGGCTGTGTTACTTGCGTCAGTTGCGGCTTTTCTAAGTGTAATTGAGGTGAATTATGAACGATTACGAAAAAACAATTGCAGTCTTACAGGATAGAGTTAGAGCATTAGAAGAACGCCTTACGCCTTGTAATGGTGCTGTTGCTAAACCTAAAAAGTGGTCGCCTGTTGGTGGCAACTGGTGGATTCGCTTTATTGGCGATGTAGTATGTAACGGTGATTCAACACCTTATTCAAGAGAATTTGGCACAGAACGCCAAACATGTGAACAAGCCAAACGCGCAGCGGTTGAGATGCGTAAGTTTAATCGTTTACTTGCGCTTAGGGATGAGCTATGTGGGGATGATGCTGAGCTAGGTATGTATCATGTTATTTTTCAAAATAGAGATGGGACATATTTTATTGGATATTCTGAACAACAAAATAATGAGATTGGTTCAGTTAGATTCACAACAAAAGAATCTGCCCAACGCGCTTGTGAAATGCTGAACAGCGGGGAAGTTGAGTTATGAGTATTCAATACAAACACAAAAAAACAGGTGACGTTTACCTACTTGAAACTGCGTGTTGGGTAAAAATTAGTGATAACTGGGTTGAAGGGATTGCGTATTTTAATTCAAATAAACTTCGTGAAATGTTTGTCACAACTAAAGAAGATTTTTTTAGTTCTTTTGAAGAGGTGGATTATGAGTAAAGAAAGAGAGTTGTTAAAAAGAGTACGAGATACATTGCACGAATTAGAAGAAACTCATTATGATTTGTACTGGGATATACAAGCTGAACTAGACCTAGATGAGCAAGTGCCTGTGGCGTGGATGTCAACAAAAGGAGAAGGCGGTCTTACAGATGATAGTTATTATGCTAACCACAAAGATTATGTACCACTCTACCTAGCACCACAAAAACGTGAACCTTTGAGGGAGGCTGAAATTTTCAACCTTGGATACAATGCAGGATTCACTCTTGACCATGTTGAAAATGATGATGATTGTCCCACCTATGGATTTTTAAACGAGTATGGTTGCATTGATAATAATCCATATTTTAAGTTTGTCAGAGCAATAGAAAAAGCACACGGGATTGAGGTAGAAAATGAGTAAAGAAACTATTTACATCGATGCAGTCACTAAGCTAAATGAACAAGATGTTATTATCAAAGAATTGGCTGAACTCCTTAGTGATGTTTTAGATGCTTGGAATGCACGAGATTATATGTCAGAAAGTTATGAGTTATTTATGAAAGCAAATAAATATTTGATGGGGTTGGAAAATGAATAAAGAACAAGCACTCCGCACCATAAAACTGCTGTCAGCATTAGAGGCTTATGCCTTTATGATTGAAAAGTTTATGCCAGATTATCTGCACGACGAGCTTATAACAATTGTGAGTGATTTGGAAAGCATCGTGCTTGATAAGCCAATTGAAACCGATTTTTTAACAGCGAGTAAATACAGCGGAGCTGAATACACAAATCCGCACAAACACAATAATAGCTTATTGCAAAGCGTTGCACTAAAGGAAACAAAATGAAAATTGAAATTAAGAAGCTAGACCCAAAAGTAATACTACCGGCTTACGAAACAGCAGGCGCAGCGGCTGTGGATTTACGCGCTAACATCAATAAGGCAATCAAACTTGATCTTGGCGAAACGGCATTGATTCCTACAGGTATTGCCATCAACATCAATGACGATAATGTCGCAGCGGTAATCTTACCTCGCAGCGGCCTTGGGCATAATCATGGTATCAAACTCGGCAATAGTGTTGGCTTAATTGATAGCGATTACACGGGAGAGCTTAAAGTGTCAGTAAAGAATACAGGTACTGGTGTGTACAAGATTAATCCGCAAGACCGCATTGCTCAAATGAAATTTATTCCAATAGTGCGAGCGGAGTTTATTGAAGTGGAGGAGTTCAGCACAG